CAACGGGAATCACACCCGTTATCACAAATACCAGTCAACAACGACTGGTCAAATGTATCGCCCACGCCACAGACACATCTGCCAAGAACTTGGGGAACGCCCCTTCACAGNNGANAACCTTGAGCGAATCGCACAACTCAAATCTGAGCGTTACAAGGAAGGTGACGACCTATGGTACAGAAACTTGTGGTTCATCTGTCTTTGGGTCTTCTTCCTTGGATTCAATTTCTACCTCCATAGGGGAGATCGTAAACAACCTCGATTATAATGTTAAGGGGTGATCGCTAGGTTCTGACCTCTAGGTGGGCAGAAGGTCAAGAAAGGTATCCCCAAAATTGGATGGATGTCCGACCCACATATGATAGGGCCAACTGACGCTCCTGGCGAACCAATCACTACAGATGCTCCACTGATAGACACATTAGCGTTTCCCCTTAACGCAACCACATTAGCTGTCATCGCAATGACTGTACCTGCTGTGGCTACAACTGCACCAGCAGGAGCAAGGAACTTAGTGCCTGTAGGATCAGTCATTTGAACAGTCGTTCCCACAACTGTTTGGTCAGACCCTGCCACAATGGTTTTAGTCTCTGTACCTACAGCAATCGTCTTAGTGTTCGTAGCAGGCCCAATGTATATTTCTGACTTACCTCCAAACGCATTGGTGTATGAGTCAGAGGGTAAACCTGCACCACCCGTTACAGGAGACTCGGTTACTGTTACTTTACGAGCTGGTGATGCCAACGCATTAAACCCTGCTGGTCCTCCACACACTTGCTCAAAGCTACCCATTGAGGATTGCTTAATCGTGTCTGCTGTCTGTGATAATCCTGCACCAGTATTAAACTCCATTTGATCTGACGAAGCTAACCTTACTTGACCGACCTGTGAGAAATCTACAATAGGAGCTTTGAACGCTATTGCTGTACCCGACTGTATGCTAATCCTTTTAGTTCCTTTGATGATGACTGATACTGAAGCATCCGAACCATCTAAGGGATCTCCCTCCTCACTACCCGAACCATTGACTTCAACAGCCCCTAAAGAGCTAATGGTCGTCTTTGTTGTGGTTGCGAAGGTTGATTTATCACTCTGCACAAGCAGGTCATTATTAACCTCTAACAACGCTCCACCCTCTACTCTAGCTTCCATAGCATCTTGTGAAGGACTAGAAATGTTAGCCTTGAACTTCCCTCCTTTTGTGAAGGACACAAAAGAGTCGGCTATATTAGGTACGACAGGTGTAACTCTTAAAAGAGTAGCGGCATGATCCGAGAATGGTGTAGATTCATTCGCCACACCAAGCGTTGTTAAAGAAGGTACGACAGGTAGTCCGTAGTCCTCTTTACCCTTCGCTGAAAAAGCATCGTTGCCTACAGGTGTTCCTAACACCCACTCAATAAATGGAGGTGCGTTATTTACATCAGGTCGATTACTTGCCCTATCGGAATCAAACCCATCTGTCTGTTCTGTCACAGGCAGACTTCCATCTGCCGTGTGATTCATTTCTATACGATACTCGGTAAAGGCTAGACCGTTATTAAAAGCATTTTTACCAAACTCATTACCAACACGAAGGATAGACTTCCCACCATAAATGATGTCGCCTTCTCTGTTTAACTCATCATAGTTCTCATCCACAAACCCTGCGTTATACAAGAATACATACGGATCTAAATGCGTAGGGAAATCCCCATTAAAACCAGTACGCTCTCCCTCAATGTTTACACCTAACCCGTCAAAATCTTCTCTTTGAAAAACTGGGTGGGGCTGTAGTTCTCCTTGTTCTAAAGGGTTCTTGAAACCCTCACCACCACTGAAAGGGTTATAAGGATTACCCTCAGAGTCTATCTGTATGTCGGCATCCCACTTGATCCCGTCAGAGAACATCTCTCTCGGTAGAGTTCTAGCATCTCTCTGAACCATGCCTGCGTACACCCTAGCTCCCGACATCGCATGGAACTGTTGTAAAGACCTCATCACAATCGCTTGGTCTTGATCCCTTATGATGATCTCATTGGCTCTCCTATTACTCAATAGAACGCTCTCATCAAGTACCATATCAGCCCCTTGAGATGAACTCGCTCCTATATTGCCAGGTGAGAAATGTCTCATCTTATGTCGAACACGCTGATGGAAGTTTTGGACAATCTGTCTGTTCTTATTGTCCTCTAGGACACCCTCTTGAGGATCAAACCCTTGAGTCATGTGCCAATCATGTCTAACCCAAGGTGTTGAAGGCCACCACGCTAAGATGGCAGGTGTCTTACCCGCTGTACCTGCTCTCGTGTCATTCGCAAACCAACCCACAACACACTGATCCCCTATCTCTGGTATACCTCCCATAAAGTGTCGGTTGCCCATAGAGGGCATCAATAACTCAACCCCTGTTAAAGCTCTCGTGTCCGCACCACTTCCGTTAAGGATTTCTAAAGTGCATCTCATCTCCTCCCAATGCATCTCTACAATCTGTGCAATGCACATAGAGAGAGCTGACCAACCCCTACTTGAATCAGCAGACTTACTCTCAATCGCTTTCTGTTCCCTCATTAAATTTACATCAGTCATTATCATCTCCTCCTACTCGTTTTGAGGCGGCTTTAATTGCTTTTGCTTGATCACTTAGTTGATCTAAACCTGCACTTGCACTTGAAACTGCTCCTGCAAATGGATTTCTAAACGATGTCTGTAAGGTATCTGCGTCTTCATCTACCTCAGTAAATGAAGATAGCAAGCGATTGTTACCTCGATTGTTAAAATCAAATCCATCACCAAAACCACTTGAAGTAGCAAAACCCCCTTGACCTGGTGGCACTCTCTCGATATTTTCACCTCGTAAAGCTGTCTGATGCTCTCTCCATTCAACTGATTTCTTCTCGGTCATATTTCTAATGCCTCTCAGTGCTGGGTTCTCAATCTCTAAGAAGTTGTCTAAGTCTAATGACCCCTCCAATAAGATTGCGTCTGTGCTGTGTATTCTACATTCGCAAACCACATTCCCATCTTCACTAGGGTAAATCTCTGAAAGAGCTGAAGGGATGTTCGTAATGATCTGTTCATCACTACGAGTCATTAACCTNTTCGCTAACACANTCGCNTCNNCNTNNGTNATTGCGTTATCATCTGTATCTCGTTTTTCTGCGTCTAACCCTAACCCAACCCTAAGACGATCTCTATCTTCTGCTGATAGAGACATTACTCTGCGTATATACTGTTGCTTCAATCTCTTTCTAAAATCTGTTTGGTTACTGGCTTCATCTAAGTTATCCATCGCTTCATCTAACCCTTTCGGAGTCAATACCTGTGAGGGATCTTGCCTTAAAAGAGCGTCAAATAATGTGCCTCTTGAGGGGCTTAAACCACGACCATATTGATACGCCCCAAATACCTCATACCCCTTAGCATCAGAAATAGGGAAGATTGGTGTGATGGTAGGAGTCGTATCTTTTTTCGTTGTGTATGTAGTCCCACTGAGTTCTACCGTACCCAAATCTGCTGTAGGGAGGATCGTATTTGGTTTAATCGTTCTATATACAAAACCCCTCACCGCAGTTATTAACTCTTCTTGCGTTTTGACATTTGCTTCTGTGGGGTTTGCAGTTAGCTCTTTCCATTTATCTTCATTGTACGCAAGCTTTACTTTCTCTTTAGTCAACTTTCTAAGAGCATATACGATGACGGAAGCAAAGTGGCTGGCCAACGAGTTTGTATTTGTGACTACTTTACCCGCCCGACTCCGTTTAGCAGTTGGAGGGAACTTAATGTCTAGTCCTGTACTTTTACTTTTTTTAGAAGAGGCTAAGGTTTCCGTTGTTCCTGCAAAGATCTCTGTACCATTTGCAAAGTAATCACTTGCTTCTGCACTATCCCAATTCGCTACAGGAAAGTCGATTCTAAGAAGAGGTACTTTCAGTTTGTCTATTTTAGGGTCTGCTGATGCATTGAAGAATCTTTCAATGATAGTACCAGCCTTTGTATTTTGATTGAAGTTTTTTGCTTTAAGCAATGCACCTTTAATATGTCTATACAAACCCTCCCAATACTCAGTTCCTGGTTTATAGTTCCTTTGAAACCAAACCTGTGAGATTTTAAGTATAGGGCCTTTTGACTTACTTACAGAGAATTGACTAGTAACTTGAAAAGACAAAGATGTGATGTCTTTAGTCGGCACATACTCTACACCATTAGAATACATTGTTTTCGTCATCAAACCCCTAACGATCTGTCCACGAGTGGATGAATCATTGCCGAAGACAACGGTATCCCCATCTCCATCGGGTTTAGCCTTGACTACATTATCCTTAACAGTGTCGGGTACATTGTCATTGAAACGAAGTTCGGGAACTTCTCTTTGTGTGTCTATGTTGTACTCAGTCAACTCTGGACCTTGATGTTCGGGACTTGGGTGTGATGATGAATAGTATCTAAAGTAACCCTGTGCTTTCGGAACAAAGCTCGATTTCTTATCCGAGAGAGCTGACATCAAGTTCTGTAAGGGAGAGTTGCTAGGATTACGACCCTGTGGTGATTGGATAAGGTAAATAAGGTCAAGGATCGTAGCTGTATTAGATTCCCCTGTAGGGTTGGGGTTTTTCTTTGTGCCTGCTTCACCATAGACACCTGCTGTACCTACTGCCTTCTGGATGTCGCCCTGTACTGATTCCAATCTATTAGCTTCTTTTTTCCTTGCTTTTTCAACCTTCGCGGATTGACCCCCTTTCCCTATCGCCAATGCGGCATTCCCTGCGTCCTTACGAGATTTATCCGTAATCGTCTTTAACTCTGCTGTGCCTGCAATCTCACCCTTCACTAAAGGAAGCACTACTTTTCTTGGTGCAGACCCATCACTTGAAGGGACCATTAAAAACCAAGGGCCTTTACGAAGATCCACATTAGGCTCTGCATTGAGAATACCCAATCGCATACCCTCATTGATAATCATGTTCCTATAACGCACACGCTCCTTTGGTTTTTTACCTCCTATGTTATGGAAGTCTGGTGTATAGAACAACATACTTGGACTAATGTTCTGGTGGTCAAAAGCCATGACCACATTGGGGAATCCAGTGATCTTTTTATAAGCAACATCACTGTCTTGTGATTGAGCATTAATTTGTCTGCTACCCTCATCTGTTCGATCATACCTCTTGTAAATATATCTTTCGGGTAACTCGGTGCGACCTAGATCTACTGCACGAGAAGGATCATCCCTATACTTAACTGAAGCATCTCCTGGTGGAATAAACTTTTTACGCTGACAAGTTAAGGTAAGCGATGTCGTGCATGAGCCACCATAACTGAATGAATGATTGATTGATTCCACATAATAATAGCAATCGTTCTCCTCAATGTAGACAGGATATCCTGCTTTCATTTCGGGTCTTAGAGGAATGGTCACACTACACCCCTCTGTCGTCTTATTTTGCTTGTCTAATTCTACAGCCGCCGCATAGTATGCTTGCCTTCCATTACTGTAAAAAGATGAGTCAAAATCTTGACCCTTCCAACCATATTTGGCGACCAAAGCGTAGTCCACATAGACACCCTTAACACCCCATTCTCCTGTAGGGGCGACTCCATTAAAGTTCCTAAAGTGAGATCCCTTCATAGTAACATAAGTCGCTTCGGGTTCAGCATGGGTAAAACTAATGTCGATTATATCTTCTCTGTAAATGTTATAGACTCGATCAGAAGAGGTATCCATGTTGTACATAGGGGGTTTAAATACTAAGTCTCCATCCATGTCTTGGTAGAACTCATAGCCAGTTGCTTCACATACACGATTCGCTATGCTTTTCTTACTCTCCATGTTTGACTCAAAGAAAGAGATTTGACCAAATGAACCTAAGTCGGGTACGAAAGGTTTTAGTTGGAAAACACTCAACCCTTTCTTATCTTTCTCTGTTACTTTACCTAATAACCTCGCGTCCATTGTCCTTTGAACACGACCCTGTGTTGCGTTGTTATGTTCAAACGCTATCAAACCAGCCTTAACCATTCGAGAGAAAGAAATCNCTTTACTTTTANTACCTGAGTAAGGTTTCTGTTGTTGTTTAATTACTTCCCTAAACTCAGCCTGCTTTTCACCTTTAGTCACAGTTTTATTCGCTACGATCTGTGTCTCTATCGCTGAATACATACGACCCGATGCACCATACATACGAAGCCCATACATACCATTCTTGAATCGTTGCTCTAAGTACCTAATCATCAATGAGTAAAGCTGAGGTCCTGTACCCGATCTCGCTTTAATGTTCGACTTCTTTGATAAAGCGAAACCAGTACCCTCTGCACTACCTCCTGAATCTAAGAACAAATCATAAATGACTTGGTGAGGGGTCATCCCTGTATATACATGACCTCTAAGATTAACTGAACCACGAGACATCGTAGGATCAGCGGCAAAGTATCCTTGCTGTGTATTGATCTGTTGGTTATCCCAAAANGAGAGCATATTTCTCGTGGATATAGACACATCATACGCCCCGTCCGTTAGTGAGACATCAACTCCCGATATGACTCCATGAAAGACAGGGTAATAAGGTCGAATCTCAGTATCTGGTGCTGATAATGTTTCTCCATTCTCTAGGTCTATATTGTCAGCTTTTAAGGCAAGCTCTTTTACTTGGAAGAATCCCCTATAATAAACGAAAACCTCAATCCCCGATACGAGGATAAACTTACCGTCTTTATATACAGAGTCTCCATAAGCCCAAGGGATCTTCAAAGATATATCACAACCGTTAGATCCATCTACCCCACCACTTGCACTCACTGTAGTGATGAATCTTGAGAAATCAATCTTGTTCCTACAAGTTGGGCAACCAGGTAGCGTTGTCTCTCCATTAAAAGTAACGATGGCATCGGGAGTCCATGAACGAGTCTTTCGGTACTTATTTACAAAGTCTTCTGACCAGTTTCCTGCGTATGGTCTATTACTTACTTTCATATTAACTCCTTAAAAGCCACCTAGATCAACATCGCCTGCTATAGAAGATAAAGCGTCAAGGGTACTTTGACCAATCGAACTAGCACTGCTTCCTATATCACTGAGATCATCACCCATCTGACCTATGCTACCCACTTGATCGGCACTCGCTGAAGGTGGCTTCATAGGCAATAAATGAGACTTATATTCAAAGCCCTCTTGGGTGTGCTTAAACACCGTAAAGCTCATACTAAACTCAATCCCACCATGTGGTTGATCTTCGCTTAAAGAATACTCCATGCTCTTAAGACGACCTTCCCAAGTCTGTCCATCATAGTGAATACATTGTGTACCCACTGCATGATAAGCTCTCGACCTACCAAGAAGATCTACAATAGTCGCACTGTTCCTATATAAAGCGAGGATGGATGTTAGATTTCTGAACGCTAAACTATCTCTGCGACTCACATATTGTAAGCCAGATATGCCTTGAATGTTCCCGTCAAAGTCGGGTACTTCTACTTTATCTCTACCTGCTATAAATGCACCTATCGTACAGTTGATTGTGATCTCGGTTTGTTCCTCTCCCCAACGATGAAAGATAAAACCATAGCGAGTTACATCTCCATAACTCTGCCGATCTGTATAGTTAAAAGAAATAGAGTTAGGGTTGATAGCAAATACAATAGGGGGCAAGTCTAACATACGCCTGTGTTGTGCCATGATTGAACGGATCTGATCTCGGTCTGTAAACCCAGCATCTTGTCTTAACTCATTGTTCTCATCTGGCCTTGCCCCGTCTATTGGTCTTAATGCGTAAGTAGGGAGATTAGGCTTGAACATCGCCACCTCTTTATTCTGCATTGAAGAAATCCTGCCCCTAGACTGACTGACACCACTAAAAGGCTGACCACTAGGGTTTTTTATATACTCACCAATGTAAGGTGGGTTTAGCCTCAATACAAAAGGAGACATGGATCTTAAATGTTCCATACGACCATGTTCTAAAGGGATCGCCCCTGGATTATCTTCGGGGAATAAAATAAACTCTTCTGTGGTTGGTAAGTCTACAAAGGGCTTTGTGTCTACTGTTGCTTTAGCCATGACTAAAACCTTTCTGAAGGCATTTGAGTTCTTACTCCATGATACTCCCTCTCCACTTGCATCGCCAAACTCACATTAAAACTGTAAGGTGTGTTTGCGTCATCTGTCACACTAAAAGACTGAAACCACCCGAACCATACCCCTCCGTCAAAGATCATCTTGATCTTACCTTGTACGATGACCCTACCTGTCTGATCATAGATCGACCCATTGTTATGAAAGAGAGCGAGTAGGTCGAGGTACTTATCATAAGTGATTGTCTCTCGTCTTGTGCCACCTATACTTGTTCCGATAGTTGTTTCTTTAAGTGGTGGAGGACCCATGAAATCAGTGAGATTGGTTGATGTTTGAGAGTTAGGGGGGATTGTTACTGGGCCAGTCACTGCACTTAGACCAGTATAGGGTCTGATGAAAGCACCACTAGATGCTTCAAGTGATATGGTCGTAGGGTTATCTCCCCAATAGTATTCAACCCAACCACTCAGCGTGGGAGAAATCTCATGCTTCTTCTCGTATGAGAATGAGATGTTCTTCGGGTTTGCGTGTAAGGTCATCTTCACATCATCGGGCAACAAAGAGGTAACCCCATCGGGAGCGACTATATCAAAGACAAAAGGTCTAATACCTAGATTGGAATCGGCTATGTCTTTATGTGGTATGGGTGATTTAATCATCTAGTCCCTCCCATGATTTTATCTTGTGCTTTTTTGAGTTCGTTCACAACTTGACGACCAGTGTCCACAGGGTTCTTAGACCCATCTACATTGACTGTGATGTTAAAGTTCCCACCTCCACCTCCACCTCCATATTTAGAGATGGCTTGATCTACATAGCCTTGGACAGCCCCACCTGGTTTGGTCATCGCCATTGCACCACCACCTAAAGGGGAGGGGAAATCTTGAGGGTCAATGCTCCAAAGATTGCCTCGTCCATCAATCCAAAAGTCTTCCTGTTTCGGTATTAAAGCATCTGCTACCCTATTACCTGTTAAGCTCGCGGTTTTAAGCTTTTTCTTTTGAGCATCACTATATCCAGCTTTAGGATTATATCCTGCAATCCTCTTTGCGAGTTTATCAATCCCACCCTTTTGGTTGAGACCTAAAGCCTCAGCTACTTGCTTTAGTTTTTCCTCACGCTGTTTCTCTTCATGGCTTTTTAACGCTTTTAAAACACCTTCTTTAGTTGTCTCCTCGTGAATATCTTTGGTAACGGTTGCTGTTCTTTTAGCCTCAGTATCCTTTTCAGCAGGTGTTGCTTCCACAGCTTTTTTTATTGCGTTTAAAGTTGTATTAGTCGCATCAATTGCTTCATTATGTCTAGTTTCTGCTACTGTCTGGTTTTGTTGACTAGTTATTCTGTTGTTCTTATGGCTTCTTACTGCTGTGTCTCCACCAACACGACCTAAATTCTTCCCCTCCATCTCTAAGAAAACCGCGTCTGTGCCCCCTAGCCCAGCTTGAACAGGGCTACTGTTTTCAGTAGCAATACCTATTTTACCTTTTGCCCCCCCTCTCGCCTCGCCTGGAGTTACATACTGTCTATTCTCAGTCTGTCCAGATCCTATAACTCGATGAGTCACAGCACTTTTGAGAGAGGCAGTTCTCCTTTTATCTTTGCTGTCTACTTTAATCGCAGTCATTTTAAATTTACTCATTACTCCTGGTACTCCCGAAGCTGTTATTGTTTCTATAGGAGTATTGTTCAACCATCGTTTTAATCCCTCAAAGTCGGTTACACCTGTTATATCTGCAACCGATTTAGCCCCAATTTTCGTTTCAAAAAATCTTTTTTCTTTTTTTATCTGTTCCCTAACAGCATCGGGTAGTTCAACCCCACCACTCCCTGACTGAATACCTTCTTTAGTCTGCCTTCGAGTCACCTCGTCTTCTATACCTTTGGCTGTTGTGTTCGAGAAAGTGTTTTTTTGTACATATCTCTGCCTACTTTTCATTAACTGTTTTTGTCTATTTGTATCTTTGATCTTCGCTTCATGTTGTTGTATCTCTGTGGTTATTTGTGTTTGTCTTGCTTTTTCTTTTTTTGTTAAGTCTGTACGAGCATTTAAGACTGCTAGTTCCCTCTTCTTCGCACCCTTACTTTTATTTTCTTTTGTAATGACACTCTGAAGTTTTTTCATCTCTTCACCCATCTGATCTAATAACTCAGTTTTTGCTTGCTTAGTTTTATCACTCTCTTTCCCGCCTGTAAGCCAAGTGACCATATCCATAATGCCACCCGATATTTCCCTTAAAATACCTTGAATGTTATTGTTCAAGACATCGAAAACAGACTGTGTAGCTTCACGACCTTCAGCAAGGAACTCGTTTGTAGTTTTCTCCCTATTTGCTTCAGTGCCAGGGTCGTCTGGCGAAGCCTGCTTCGCCTGCAAGAAATCGGTAAAACTCCCTACTGCCATCTTTGTGTCGGTCATAATAAGCTTACCCTCATCATTTAAGGTCACACCTGCATTGAGGGAATCTATATACTCCTTTTTAGTCATTGGTCTTTCTTCACCTGTTTTTGCATCTTTTGTAGTTGCTGACCTAGGCACCTCAATCTTCCCCGAAGCGATCCCTTTTAAGCGTCTATATTGCCCCTTAAAACTTGTTTGTAACTGAGCGAATTGATCGACCAGTTCTTTTGTGACTCCAGGTAAAGATAGTAGTGAAGCCTTACCTTGTATGCCCATTTTATTAATGTCCTTATCTCCGAGAAATGCTGACATCCGAGCAAAGTTAGTCCTCATATTACCCCCTGCTGAAAACTCTTCCTGTGCGGCAATTTTTTCAGTCTTTGTAGATTTTTTATTCGCTCCTCTTGCTAGTCTCATAAAACTATAAAGTTGATCTCGCATCTCTCCAGAGACTCGTTTATCGTCTACGAGAACACCCATAATTTCTTGTCTTTGTTGTTCATTTAAAGCACCTATTTTCGCTACTACCTGCTGTTCGTTTAGTTTACCACCTTGACCATCGGTCAAGTCTAAACCTGCTTCTTTCATTGCGGCGATAGCTTTTTCCCCTCCAAACTTTTCATCAAAGTTTTTGGCAAATCTAACAGCCTCAATCTCTGTTGCCCTTCGCAACTCTGATGATTTCGAGATCATATTACGCTTCAACTGCTCAAGGTAGTCCTCACCTCGAAACCCAGAAAATAAAGACTGTAGGGCTTTATCGAGGCCACTTTTACCTAATACTTTAGAGAACCTTAAAAACAGAATACCTGCTTCTTTGGAGCGATAGTTCATATTCTCTAAGCTACCCGCAAGTTCCTCAACCTTCTTGAAAAAGTTAGATGTGCTGTACCCCGATTGTAGTGCCATGTCTCTGATATTAGCAAACTCATCTGCCATAGAAGATAAAAAGTTGCTATCACTAGCGGCCACCCCTAAGTCAAATGAAAACTTTGCCATGTATTGAGAAGCTTCATCCATTGAAATACCCAGAGCATAACTCTGACCTTTTGCTTCCTTCATGGCGGCCTTCATATTCTTGATCCCAACTACCCCACCACCAAATTGCTTAATGCCTAGATTTATCTGATTAAAAGCACCTGTTAACTCAAGTGTATCATCTAGTGTCATATTCATCTCATTAGCAAAGTCAGCGTTTTGAAACTCTTTTCTCATTAGTTTCAAGTTTTCTGCTGTGGATCCCATATTAACAGCAACCAAATCAGTTATAGAGGCTTGTGATAAGAGCTTTTTATTTGCGTCCAGAACAGCACCCTCTACGAACTGAAAGAGCTTTACGAGCATCATGATTGAGCCACCGATAACAGCAACCGTACTTATTACCTTAGACAGTCCACCGAGCATATTAGCCATGCCCATGTCTCCCTTACCTTGGCTAGCTTTCTCAGAGGCTTTACCTGCTTTCTCAGATAAAAACCCACCTAATGATTTAAGACCCCCTGCAAAAGTATCTCCGAAGCTCGCAAGATCCCCAACACCCGATGTGAACGCAGTAACCGATGCTTCAAATCTGTTAGAGAACTTTTCTTCTATCATAGCACCAGTTTTACCAAGTTCTTTGATACGCTCTTCTCGGTTCTCTAGCACTTTAGAGTATTGTAGGAGACTATGCTCTGCCCCCTTACCAAACTCAGCGGCATTCTTCTGCATCAGTTTAGCTTCTCTAGCCAACTTGTTTATTTCTTGATTGATTTTCCCAACGACCTTGAGCTGTGCATCCCTCCCCTTTGCATTACCCTCTTGATCTAATTTGAGGAGTTTTTCTTTTGCCTCTCTAAGATTATCAGTCGCCTCCACCTGTGCCTGTTGAGCTTGCTTTGCGGCTGTAAGGATACGCATTGCAGATTTCTCATCGCCTGCCCTAAGAGTCTTGTCGATGAGTTTGTCTTGTTCTTTAAGGACAGCTTGTAGGTCTTTAATCGACCCGATTGACCCCTTTAATATGTCAGACTGACCAGACTCGTTGATCTCTTTAAGAACAGTTGAAAAAATGTCCGTTAACTCTGTAGTGTTAGCCATGATCTTACCTCTCTAACTTCGGTAAAGGTCTGTTCGCAATCTGCTCTTGCAAAGATGGCATCTTGCCACCAGGGACTTGTTGTGACTTAAAGTATCTCTTGGAAAGATGTTCAGAGTATTCTTGACCTTCATCAAAGTTAATCGTGCTTCGTTCTCTTCCTTGAGTCATCTGAGCCACCTCTTCATCTGTGTATGCTCTAATAGGTGAACTCATAGATAAACTATTCATCTCGTGAACTTGCATCGCCATTTCACGAGCTTCTTGTGCTTGACGACTAAGAAATCCTTTTCTTTTCTCCATGTGCTCCATCACTTGGGATTTATATTCTTTCACCGCTTTATCGTGATTGTCCTCTTTACCCTCAATCCAATCCCAATACTCGCCCTGTAGCTCCTCTACCGATTTCTCGGCTTTGAGTTTTTCTTTCTTCTCATCATTTAAATCACCTTTATTCGCCTCCTCGATTAACCTATCTCGATACTCCGATTCTTTCTTCTTTCGCCCTTCCCAATCCCTCTGTGCTTTTTGAACACCTTTAGGGTTCATTGAAGAAGCAATGAAGAACGCCCGACCCCATTCGTCTTCTATATCACCCTTCTTATCTTCTGCTTCGTTATAGGCGATCCAACTCTTTTGTAAATCGGTGAGGGGAAAGCTCTGTGCTGTAAAAGTCATCCCGAACCGAGATGCTTGTTTCCACTCTTCCCACAAAACACGAGACTGATGTGTATAGCAAAACGCTTCAAAGGAACTCGCAAAGGACTGAGACTCCTTCACACAACACCAGTAATATCTTATGACTCTCGTAGTAAAACGAGGGCAAGATAGAAAGTGTTTTAAGACCTCAAACGAGACATCTTGAGAGACATCAAACCCCCCAATAGACTGCAAAGTCCTAGCCAAGATGAAAGAGCTTTTTTCGACCTCGTACTCAGCATAGTCATCACTACGATGTACATCTTCGAGCATAGGTAGTCGAAACCGAAGTGTATATCCCTTTTTAACAGAGACTACTAAGCCTTGACCACCAGTCTTAATGTAGTCGTGTATGGCTTCATGGTACTTCTTTTTCATCGTTCTCAAGATTTTCTAACTTTTGAGAAACTTCAAGGTTTTCAATACGAGCTTTCAACTGCTCTTTTTCTACCTCTGTGTCCTCAATGTTTATCTTTAAACTCTCGTCTAGTCCTTGCTCTAGCTCCTCTGATAGAAGCCCATACTGCTCGAATAACTTAGATAGTACATACTTAGACCAACTGTCCATTACTTGAACAACTGCTTCTTCTTTAGAAACCTTAACTGCTTTACCATTTGGTAATGTGTCGCCTGTCTCGATTTCTTTTAAACCACGCAAATCGAGATCACCTACTTGAATGATAGACCGAGCAAGTGTCTCTCTACGAAAGGTGTCCGCAAACTCAACAGCAGATGAACCCTCAAGTTCGGGCAACATTTTCTGTACCTCAAGCTCCTCTTTTGGAGTGAGGTGCTTGATGAAGACCTTAATACCTTTAAGGTCTACTTCTCTTTCTCTTTGACAGAGTTGAGTAAGAGGAGACATCAACTCAAAGAGTTGTGATAAATTGATTGTCATTTTATTTTCATCCTGTCCGTTTATTTGTAGAGGGTACGGCTACCCTCATAGTACCATGTTAGGCTAAAGATTATGCAGGTGCTTCAGGTGCTGGAGCTACACCTGAAGCAGACGCACCTGCTGAACGACCCGTAGCAGTAGCCGCTCTCTCATTGTACAGGAGTGAACTGTTCTGACCAAGTGTTGGATCATTACCAGTAGCCATGAACTCACCATAGGTAGAGTATAGGTCATGCACATCTGTGATCTGAGCTTCGATATTCTGCTGAATGATGCCACCATCGGCTGACATCTCACCATGATCCATCGAAGTGATCCAACAACCCTCACAATAAGTGATGAGTGCTTTGTGTATTTGTGAACCCACTGTACCAGCTTCACCCTCGGCATTAGGTACAGCACCATCTCCTAATGCATTATTTGAATTCAATCCTCCTGTCGCATTTTGCGATGAGAAATCGACATCAACAAGGCCATTGGGGCCAGTAGCAGGTGCTTCGGTGTCAGCAAGAGTTGAGAACACAAGCTGTTGCTCAATGTCGAAAGGCCATCTGTGATGTTGTAAAGTACGAACGGGTCCATCAACACCACCTGCAAAACCAAATGCTTGGTGAGCATTTGAGAGATAAAGAAGGGTACGAACAAATGAAGCACTGTGAGGGTCTGAAACACCAGGTACGAGTTCAGCAATCTGATCCCCGAAACCTACACCACGATATGGTTCTGCACCTCTTGAAGATCCAGAGATTGAGAATGAAGCAACCACACCGATCTGATATAGAAGTCCATCTGTACTTCCATAAGCAGGTGTGAGAATACGACACTTTTGAGAAACAACGGCACGAGTGTTTGGGGATGAATTGAACTTATACAGGGCAGAAGTACCTGCGATACCTGCTTGTGGGTTCATATCTTTATTATTTGCTGGCATAATGTCCTCCTAGATTGACATGAGAGCTAAGGGAAAGTTTTGTTATTCATTTATATTTGAACTATAAACGAACTATTAAAGACTATGTGAGGTTGTGTATATGTCATTTACATCAAATGAGAAATCTTATGGTGGGTATTCGTCTTTCTCTCCCATGCGTCACGCTGAACGAGAAGGCGATAAAAAAGAGAGAAACAAGAATGTACCCGCTTATGTTCATGATAAGGTAGAAGAGATCATGGAGAAGCAAAAAGATAAAGATGAGGGTAAGGCATGGGCTGTGGCGTGGTCGATTTATTGTAAATATAAGAAACCAGGATCGGATCACTGTAAAAAAGAGAAGGACGATTATTTCCCTAGTCGGAATAAAAAAGCCACATGGACAAAACAAGAGCAACGAGAGATCAGAAGAAGAACACTTAGGATCATGGGTAAATTAGATCAGCTCGTGAGTAAAGGTCTCCAACACATCACTAAGATCATTAAAGTGAACACGAATACAGAGCGTGAAGAACAACTTGTATGGCATATGTTAACCTACGGTAAGTTCCCTACCTATATGTTCAAAATATCTACCGAAGCTCGTATCTTAGGTAAGATTTCTGGCCTAATGCACCACGATAAGAAGGTGTCTGACATCACTTACCAAGAAGAGAAGGTGGCTTACAAAACACTCTATAAGATTTGTAAATACTGCCACATTTATTGGTCTAGTAAAGTGTGGTCAAAAGTATGGATTGCATCGGGCGACATTCCGATTCGTACTATTCGTGTTGAGTTTTTAACGCTTCATAATGTTGAGTTCAATGTAGAATATACAAGATTGCTTAGGTACTTATTTGATAGCTGAAATCATATAAAGTACATTCCACACCCATAAAGGAGGGGTGTACTCATATGGACAATAAGAAACTACTCGCTACGATTGAAAAGCTCAGAGAGATAAGAGTCAAAGAAGATCTTACCCCACCTGCTTGTAAGATGCTTAATACACATATGCCTAATGGTGGGGAGATAAAGCTAAGACAGTATCAGATACAAGGTGTGCTTCACCTTTTGGCAATGCCTAGATTCGTTCTAGGTGATGATACAGGACTTGGGAAAACCCTACAAGTAATCGCAACACTCGCTTATTTATGGGAAAAACGACCCGATATACCAGCAATCATCTGCACGACTAAGAGTGCTGTTGGTCAATGGGAATCCGAGTTCGATAAGTTCACTACAGGAGTAACGATCTTCAAATGCTTGGG